GCCGCTGAAATTACCCGCTACGTTGCTGAACGAAAGGGTAGCCAGGCTGGCAATATTCACGCGCCATTGATCCGTCGCCAAACCGGAAAAGAGGCTCTGGTAGACCTTGGTGGGCGAGTTCTGACCCACTCGACTGATCGTGTTGTTCAGCCCGGTGATCGAACTGCCCTGGCTGTTGATCGTGCCTTCCGCCGAGGTCACCCGAGTGGTCAGGCTGCTGACTACCGAGGCATCGGCTTTCGTGTTGGCCACTGTCAGCGCATTGGCGGCCGCCGCCGCTGCGTCCGTGGCCACCTTATCGGTCACCGCTGCCCACGCCGAGCCGGTCCAGCGCTTCGGCGTGTTGGCCCCGCCGGTGATGTCGATCCACAGGTTCTGTGCCAGCTGATCGGCCACCGCCGGCGCACCCGTTTGTACGATCACCTTGCCCTTGCCACCGGCCAAGGTGTTCGCCGCGTTCGCCGCGTTTTGCGCGGCAGTCACGTTGGTGTTGGTGGTGGTCAGGCTGTTGTTCAGCGAGGTGAGCGAGCTGCCCTGGCTGCTGATCGTCCCTTCGGCCGCCGTCACGCGGGTGGTCAGGCTATTCAGCGCCGCGGCGTCGGCCTTGGTGCTCGCCAAGTCCGATGCCGCCTTAGCCTCGGTAACATCCACAGCCACGATGTCGGTGAAATAGATGATGTTGCCGGTCGGCATATCCGCGCGGGTGCTGTAGCGCATGCGCACTTCTACAGCGTCAGCGGCCATCTGTACGGTGCCCGAGAACTTGACCCACGCCGACCCGACGTCCACCGCCTTCTGCTGGAAGGTTGCGTAGGCGGGGGTGCCATCACTCTTCAGAACGGTGGCATACAGCCCGTAATTGCCGGCTGTCCATACTTCGGTTTTGACGTAGCACTCTGCATAGATCCAGCGTCCGCCGGAGGATTTGAACGGCTGGAACTGCAGATCAGCGATTGCCCCGTTCGCCGCTGCTCTCAAGACCTTGTTGGAGCGCGACGGGTTGGCCATGGTCACGATGGAGAACACGCTGCCAAGTCCGCTATAGAACGGGACGCCCTGCGACAGGTCCCCGTCGATAATCAGGTTGGCACCTTGTGCCGCCGCCGCTTTGGCAAATGCATCGGTGGTCGCGAGGCTGTTGTTCAACCCGGTGATCGAGGTGCCTTGGCTGCTGATGGTCCCTTCCGCCGATGTCACGCGGGTGGTCAGGCTGTTCAGTGCCGAGGCGTCGGCCTTGGTGTTGGCCACTGTCAGCGCATTGGCGGCCGCTGCCGCTGCATCCGTCGCCACCTTATCGGTCACCGCCGCCCACGCCGAGCCGGTCCAGCGCTTCGGTGTATTGGCCCCGCCAGTGATGTCGATCCACAGGTTTTGCGCCAGTTGATCGGCCGCCACCGGCGCCGCCGTCTGCACCAGCACCTTGCCCTTGCCACCGGCCAAGGTGTTCGCCGCGTTCGCCGCGTTTTGCGCGGCGGTTACGTTGGTGTTGGTGGTGGTCAGGCTGTTGGTCAGCCCGGTGATCGAGGTGCCTTGGCTGCTGATCGTCCCTTCCGCCGAGGTCACGCGGGTGGTCAGGCCGCTCACCGCCGAGGCATCGGCCTTGGTGTTGGCCACCGACAGCGCATTGGCTGCTGCTGCCGCTGCATCCGTAGCCACCTTATCGGTCACTGCCGCCCACGCCGAGCCAGTCCAGCGCTTCGGCGTGTTGGCCCCGCCGGTGATGTCGATCCACAGGTTTTGTGCCAGTTGATCGGCCGCCGCCGGTGCCGCCGTCTGCACCAGCACCTTGCCCTTGCCGCCGGCTAACGTGTTCGCCGCGTTCGCCGCGTTTTGCGCGGCGGTCACGTTGGTGTTGGTGGTGGTCAGGCTGTTGGTCAGCCCAGTGATCGCCGTGCCTTGGCTGGTATTGACCCCTTCGATGCTGGTGATTTTGGTTTCAGTGAGGTTGACGCGGGCGGCCAAACCGTTCGAATCGGCCACCACTTGGCCAACGTCCACCCAATAGTCCGCATTCGGCGGAGCCTTCGCTCCGCTGACATCCACCGGCACCGCGATTTTAGCTTGGTACAGGCGGTCATTCAGGCGGGTCGAGGCGCCAAGCGCGTAGGCTTTGTCCTTCTGGTACTCAGCTGATTTGGCGAGGGTGCTGACCTGGTCGATTTGCTGTTGTAGCGCAGCTTGAGCCTCGGTCAGCGCGGCTTGTCCTTCATTCACCTGTTCCTGCAGGTGATCGGTGACGGCGCCGACCTGGTCGCCCAACTCATTCAATCGATTGTTCACCGACCCCGGCAGCGTTGGCGGGCCGTCGATCAGCTCAATCCGACCCAGCAAGTCCTTGCCCAGTTCGGTCTCGCCGATCTGACCGGCGATCTGATCAAGGATCGGCCCGGCATCCGCACTGGCCTGACCCATGACGCCAATCCCAGTCGGATACCACGGCCCCACGTTACCGGTCCGATCAATCAGGCGCGCCCAGAAGAAGAACCTCGCGCCCGCCTGCAGGCTCTGCATGGAGTAATCGGATTGCGGGTAGGCCAGATCTGCCAGCTTGGTTGCAGCTTCCAAGCTGGTGGTCGGACCGTACCAAATTTCTGTGCGCTGAGTGTCTTCGGCACCAGCGGGGAAGCCCCACTTGAGGCCAATGCCAAACAGCAGTGGCATGGCCGTCAAAAACGACACCTCCGGCGGCAGGCCTTCCTTGCCCTTGAGGTTGGTCAGGATCGAACTGCGCCAGATCGACGAGATATCGAAGGCGCTCACCGCGCGTACCCGCGCCACATAGGCGCCGGCGTAAATGCCCACTACATCAACACTGGTCATCCCGGTGCGCTGTAGCTTGATCCAGTTGCCACTGTCCTTGCGCCACTCGACGTCGTAGCCGACTGCGCCTGCCACTGCTGGCCAGGTGATGGTCATGGTGGCGACGGCGATACCCTGGGATACAACCGAGTTTGACGTGACGGTAACGCTGGCCGGCGCCGGAACGACGGTGATCGGAATCACACTGATCGGCCGTTCTTCCAGCCGCGCACCTGTATCGATGAAAGCGAACTTGCTTGGATCGTACTGCAGCGCGCTGATTTCGAAGTCGCCTTCGGTGGTACGTCGGATGCTCAACACGCGGTACAGCGGGATAGCCAAATCATCCGCGTCCAGCGCCCACTGCAATTGCGGCAGTGGCGGTTCGCTGTAGCCGGTGGTGACGGTCACGGCGCGACCACTAACGCTCTGGACTGTCCGCCCCTCGGCGCGCCCGCCTGGGAGATTGATGATCAGGCGGTCGCCAGGCTTGGCTTGGGTGTCACGGTCCAGCGTCACGACACGGCCAGCGACGGCCGAGATCCGTCCGCCCACTTCCCGGCCTGCCAGCAGCGAATCAGCCACCGGGATGATGTGACCCGGTAGCGGGATCACGCCCTCCATGCCAGTCTTGAACGAGACGGTGCGGTCCTGGTTATTGCTGAGAATCGCCCACTTACCACGGCGCTGCGCTTCAGATGCGCGAGTGCAGCCGATGGCGCTCAGCTCAGTCGGTTTGTCGCCCATCCGACGCTGAAGGTCCATGTCTGCAAACGGAATGACGTCGGTGTCGTAGTTGTTCGCCGGGTTGTCGTAGCTGACCAGGGCGCGGGTGTATCGGGTTTTGGCTGAGGCACTGCCGTACGAGAACTTACCGTCGATGACATTGGCCCGGGTGAAGACGTAGTCGAAGTCCTGCGCACGCGGCATATCCGCCTGCATCACCAGTTGGCCCTGGGCCCAGTAGGTCATGCCGCGATAAATGCCGGCGATATCGCGCAGCAGCGACCAGGCATCAGCCTTGCCTTGCAGGTTCATGTCGCACAGGAAGCGAGGCTCTAAACCGCCTAGGCCATTCGGCACCATCTGGTCCGCATACTGCGCGATTCGATAGAGCTCCCACTTGTCGACCATGAACGGCTTGATGCGCTTGCCCAGGCCGAACCGGTCTTCAGTGCACACGCCATAGGTGATCCAGGCCGGATTGTTGGTCCAAGCCTGTTTCATGGTGCCGTCCCATGTACCGGTATAGGTTCGCGCGATCGGGTCGTAATTGCTCGGCACCTGCCATTTGCGGGCTCGGCACTTCACGGTGACAGCAGGAATGCTGGTGAACTGTTCGGCGTCGAATTCGATGTAGAGCAGCGCGGTGTTCGGGTAGCGAAGCTTTGCGTCGATCACCTCGGTGTAACCGGCAATCAACATGGTGTCGGCGATCTTGTTGCTGTTCTGGTTCGGCGTCAGACGGCGGACACGGATCTGCCAGCCGGTAGTGGCGTCCGGCAAGTTGATGCGAGGAGAGCGCTCGTAACGCGTGGTGGTCTTGCCGTCCACGGCGTCGACCAGCACCTGCTGATAGGCGCCGCCGTCCGTGGCCACATCAATCGCGTAATCGATGCGGTAGCCGCCAATGTTGCCTTCATCGTCTTGGCGTTGCAGCGCAGGACAGGCCAGGCGTACGCGCACGGCTGAAAGCTGAATGTTGCTGATCGAGCGCACCCATGGCGAGTCGCTGCGCAACTCCACGTTCAGCGAGGTTTCGTTCTCAACCGATGGGATACCCGGGATGTAGGTTTGATCGACAGAGCCCGAGCGCCAGTCCCACTTAACATTGGGGAAGTTGTAGTTGCCGCTCGCATCCCGGATTGGGGTGTTGTCCAGATAGATGTCGTAATCAGTCGGGATTTCGTCGAACTCGCCCTCACCCACGGCAATCAGCAGCTTGGCCAGGTTCGTCGAGCGCAGGCTATCGCTGGCTTCGGTCGGCGACTTCGGCTTGCTTTCGCCGCCCTTTGCGCCGTGGATGTCGATCTTCTTTACTGCGCCCATGCTTTCCTCCAGGCGAAAAAAACCGCCTCAGGGCGGCCTGCTTGCTGCGTGCGGTTTTACGCTTTGTCTTCGGCGAGGATCGATGCCGAAATGATCATGCCGCCCCAGCGGCGTTCGCCGATGCAGATTGGAACCGGGTTGCCGCTGGCCGTGGTGTTTTTGGCACTGCCGAAGGCGTACGACGGCGCATTTTCAGGGGATGAGCTTTGCGATAAGCCCCCCTGCTGAGGACTAAGCATCTGGATTACACCACCGGCGGTAGAGGCGACCCCGGAAGCGAGAAAGGCGCCTGCGACGGCTGGGCCGCCGGGGACAAAGAAAGACGCAATTATCAATGCCACTCCGATAACGGTCTGCAATACGCCTGCTCGCTTACTACCACCTATCACCGGAACAATACGTATTTCTCGAGTGCCGCCAAGGGTCAACGCCTCAAGGCCAACGTTCTCCCTATTGCGGAAGATCGCGAAACGCATACCCAGGCGAGCAAGCCGTTTTATTTCATCTTCGAAACCCTCAAGAGTCGCATTCATCGCCTTGAATACTTCCTGAGCTTGTCCACTGTCGATCAGACGTCTATGTTTTCTCCCAAACCTTTTGGCTAGAGATCCTGAAAGTAGAACGGTTGTCATTGGCGTGTACTGAGCTACTGAAGTCGCCATACTTTTCTCCAGACATTAAAAAACCGCCCGAAGGCGGCCTTATGTATTTTCGACTTTAGAGACAGCTGTTAAAGGACTTTTTAAGTTCGCTTCTGCCTAATTGCTGCCAGGCCATGCGCTGATATAGCTTCACTGCTGACCCGCTTGG